ATACGGAATGGGACAGAAGCGTAACAACTGCTCTATTGCCGGACGAATACTAATCAACCTCACCCCCGCCCCTGAACAGGGGCTTTCCTCGTATGTCGAATATCACCCCATCCCAAGCCGATACCGTTCTGGAGGTCAATCGCTCCAATGCCATTAAGCAAGCTGTAACCAAGGTAAAATCCAAGAAGCCGCTCACCAAAGCTGAGGTGGAGCTGCTACAGAGTATCGCCTACAGTTCCGGGCAAGGCGGCGACCCTACCATCACAGAGACAAGCACCGTGGTGGATTTGGCTGCTGCCCTGGGCGTGTCTCGCCGGAGTATCAGCAACTGGCGTAAGCTGGAGGGCGCACCTGTTCCGAAGCCCAACGGCAACCACGATGTATTGGCATGGCGGCGATTCATGCACGAGAAGCATTTGGATGGTTCGGAGCCCGGTGATGAAGAGGGACTGAAAATCCGTAAGCTCTTGGCAGAAATCAATGAACGGGAGTTCCGATTGGCGGTACGAAAGGGAGAGTATATTCTCAAAGATTTAGTGAGGGAAGCATGGCTGAGCCGCTGCGGTCGGGTGGTGAATCTACTGCGCTCCAAGTTTGAAAAAGAAATGCCGCCCCAGTTGGCCGGACTTACCGCTCCCGATATTCAGGAGTTACTCTCCAAAGCCATAGATGAGGTATTGATGGAATTGCACGAGGGGAAGCCGGAAAGCCTGACCCCATGATTTTGACTTTCGCCCATGAGGTGTGAAAGCTCAACAGGTTAATTCCGTGCTCGAAGAACGATTTGCCACTCTGTGGGATGCCGCAGGTGGGCCTGAGCTTGTGAGAGAATACCGCTTTGAGCCGAAACGCCGCTGGCGAGCCGATTTTGCTTGGCCGGATGCCAAGATGCTTATCGAGATTGAGGGAGGCGTATGGAACCGGGGGCGCCACCTCACGCCCAAAGGATTCGCCGCAGATGCCGAGAAATACCTGACAGCCACCTTGCAAGGATGGACTGTGATTCGACTGGTATATAACCAACTTACCCCGGAAACCATCAAGCAAGTTCTCGAATATGCCCGAAACCGAATATCTGGAAGGCCTGTGGCGTGAGGCGTGGACACCGCCTGACCGCAAGGAAGTCTGGAAGTGGGCAGAAGAACATATCGAAAATATCCCGTACTCACCCATCCCCGGCAGGTTCCGGGTGATGAACTCTCCCATGCTGGCAGAAGTCATGCAGGAGATGGTCAATCCGCGCACCCGCTTGGTGAGTATCATTGCAGCCGTGCAGAGCTCCAAATCCACCGCGATTGAGGTGGCACTCTGCTATGTCATTTCCAACCTGCCTGGGCCTACACTCTGGCTGGATCAGAACGATGATGACGCCCGAGACCAAGCCGAGGGGCGACTCCGCAAGTTGTTTGATTGTTGCCAGCCAGTCAAAGCCTTGTACCCGGCAGACAAGTACAAGCTGCGTAATACTACCATCCACTTTGCCAACGGCATGACGCTTTGGGTAGCAGGAGCTTACAATAAGAGTAACCTGCAACGCCGCTCTATCCGCTGGCTGATTGGTGACGAGACTTGGCGATGGCCGCAAGGTCACATGGCTGAGGCTGAAGCCCGAACCACCGCATTCGGTTGGCTGGGCAAGTGCATATTCTGTTCACAGGGAGGCTTTGCCGGTGATGATACGCATACCAAGTTCGAGACTACCGACCAGCGGGAATGGATGTTCACCTGTCCGCATTGTGGCACAGAGCAAGCCTATACTTGGAACTGTATCGAGTGGGGTAAGGATTGCAAAGATGCAGATGGCAACTACGATTATCGCAAGGTACGCGCAACCACCCACATGCGCTGCGCCCATTGCCGTTCCGTGTTTGAGGACAGGGACGATGTTCGGCGTGATCTGAACGCACATGCCCGATTTGTTCCGCAGAATCCCAACGCTGCCTCAGAATATGTGGGCTACCATTGGAACGCCATTGCGACCATGAGTTGGGGGCAGTTGGCGGAACTCTATCTCCGTGCTAAAGTAGCAGCCCGAAAGGGAGATTACACCCAGCTGCAGCAGTTTTACCAGAAACGTCTGGCTCTTCCTTGGAACGAGTTTCACGAGGATTTTCATATTGAAACGACTCCCGGTGACTATCTCATGGGCGAGTACTGGGAAGAAGAGGGCAACATTGGCGGGGTTCCGCTGCGCTTCTTGTCTGTGGACGTTCAGCGAGAATGTTTCTATGCAGTGGTACGCGCCTGGGGGCTGGACGGCAGTTCCCGCCTGATGCATTGTGAGAAGCTGCATTCGTGGGATGATATTGCCACTCTAGCAGCCCGCTTTGGTGTACAAAGCAACCTTGTGTTCATTGACTGCGGCTACCAGAGCTACGAAGTGTACGGGCATTGTGCCGAGCAAGGCTGGACTGCACTTATGGGTGATAAGCGCACCACTTTTACCCATCGCCAAAAAGATGGCAAGCAGGTTGAACGATTTTACTCGCCTAAGCGCCAAGTCAACCTTGGCTATAGCCGAGTGGCAGATATGTACTTCTGGAGCAACCTAAACGTAAAGGATGCGCTGTTCCGCTTACGCAAGAACACAGAAAAACCGCTGTGGGAAGTACCCTCGAATTGTCCACAGGATTACCTTGATATGCTCGACTCTGAGAGTCGAACCTACGAAAAAGGACGTTGGACGTGGAAGCAAATCGGCGACCGCCCGAACCATTACCTCGACTGCGAAGCTATGCAGGTATGTGGGGCGATTATGCTAAAGATAGTAGGCTCGGAGAGTTTGAGTGAATAAAAGGGAGGATTTAACCGGGATTTATGCCGATTTGACCGTGTTAAACTCCCGATTTAACCGGGATTTATGCTGATTTAACCGTGTTAAACTCCCGATTTAACCGGGATTTATGCCGATTTGACCGTGTTAAACTCCTGATTTAACCGGGATTTATGCCGATTTGACCGTGTTAAACTCCTGATTTAACCGGGATTTATGCCGATTTGACCGTGTTAAACTCCTGATTTAACCGGGATTTATGCTGATTTAACCGTGTTAAACTCCTGATTTAACCGGGATTTATGCCGATTTGACCGTGTTAAACTCCCGATTTAACCGGGATTTATGCTGATTTAACCGTGTTAAACTCCTGATTTAACCGGGATTTATGCCGATTTGACCGTGTTAAACTCCCGATTTGTCGCTCTTAAATGAAGCATCTATGAAATCGAATCGTGCAAATTTTGACATCACCCCTTGGGCATGAGTAAGATTTACTGCGCACACACCGATGTTGTTGCTACGGATTCCTTGATTGAGAATCCCCGCAACCCGAACCGCCACCCGGAAGACCAGATTATCGCCTTGGCGAAAATCATCCGCCATCAGGGGTGGCGCAATCCTATTGTTGTCAGCCGCCGTTCCGGATTTGTCGTGAAAGGTCACGGTCGCTTGCTGGCCGCCCGCATGCTCGGGCTGGAGGAAGTTCCTGTCGATTATCAGGACTACGAGAACGAAGCCGCCGAATGGGCTGATATGGTGGCAGACAACAAGATTGCCGAACTCTCCAACATGGATGAAGAGGAGCTTAATGCCATCATCCGCGAACTGGATGGGCAGATTGATTTGGAGCTTACCGGCTTTCAGACATCTGAAATCAACAACATCCTTTCCCAGATTGAGGAGATGAATGAGGTGCCGGATTCCGTGCCGCTGGATGCAGACAACGATAGCACCATTACCAATCTCCCCTTTATTTCCTACGGAGCCAAGAAAATCTACATGCAGCCGGATGAGGTCGAGCGCTTCGAGAAGCTGCTCAAGGATTACAGTTCTGTACACGGAAACTATAACGGGCTTGCGCTGGAGCTGATGGAATACGGCGATTCTAATTTCCGCAACAAGCCTGATGCAGAGTAAGCAACGCCTTATCTACCATGAAAGCAGAGTTCATCACATCCTATCCGCTCGACCAGCTTGCTCCGGCTGATTACAACCCTCGCCAGTTGACCGAAGAAAAGTTCGTGCTTCTGCAGGAGAGCCTGCGGAAGTTCGGTGTGATTAAGCCGGTTATCATTAACGGCGAGAACGGCATCCTGACCGCTGGCCACCAGCGCACCCGAGCCATGAAAGCCATCGGTCTGACGCATTGTCCGGCCATCCGCTTGCAGGGAATCACCCGAACCGATGAAATCCGCTTCAACCTTTTTCACAACAGCATCGAAACCAATAAGACTCAGGTCACGCTGGACCTTACAGACAGCGAACTGGAACCAGAAACCTACTCCTATATAGCCCCTGAGTGCATCCAGTTTAAGCGCAACGCAAATGCGCTCATTGTAAACGGAATGAGTGGCCTAATCATGCGGTACGGCGGCTGGGGCTCCATTGTGTGCGCGGAAGATGGGAGAGTCCTGCTCAATTCGGATTATGCTGTGGCTTGCAAACAGCTCCGGGTTCCCTGTCTCTGCTACATGATTCCCAATGAGCAGGAAGAGGAAATGATGCGCTACCTCTCCATTGACTACGGTGTGTACTTTTACGATGCCCTGGGCGTAAAATCCTATAACCAGTTGCATTGCCAGATGCACCGATTGCAGGGCAAGAAGTCACGCCTCATTACATCCTCCCTCTACGAAAACCACATCATCCCCTCATTGCTTAAAAATGAGCGCACCGTGGATTTTGGCTCAGGTCGTTGCGCCTATGCCAATATGCTGGCAAAACAGGGGTATAAGATGTTGTCCTATGAGCCGCATTTCCAAGAGAAAGGCGCTCTCAATGTACGAGCCGTGGTGCAGATGATTAACAAGCTCCAGCTTGACATGAGCGCCAACGGCTTGCAAGATGTGGTGGTGCTCGATAGTGTACTCAATTCCGTAGTGAACAGCCAATTTGAGCATGCTGTACTGACGACCTGCAATGCCTTGCTGAAAAAGGATGGTCGTATCTACATCGGGACTCGCAGTCTCCGTTTTACCGAGCATCTCAAGACGTTCAAGACCTACAACAGCCACGGCCGGGATATTCAGTTCCTCGATAAAGAAAACTTCGGTGCCACTTACCGCAGCGGTGTGTGGACGATGCAGCACTTCCATACCCATGACAGCCTCCGCAACCTCCTGCAGGAATACTTCGAGCATGTCGAGCTGCGCGGTTCAGAGGGTGAGCCCCAGCTTTATGCCATAGCATCGAATCCCCGGCGGCTTCCCCGGCAGAAAGTGCTGGATGCGCTTAATACGGAGTTCAATATGGAATACCCCGGCGGCTACCGACACAATCTGCATGCCAAGCTGGTTGAGATAATCATGCAAAGCATTGAGCGTGAACGCGGATTTGTGTAAAAAGAGTTTGAAAAATCTCGAAAAACGTGCTATACTAGATGCTGAACAAATATGATTATCATTCGAACAATACAGGTAAGCGGCCGCTTCTCGTATCTGTGGCTCAAACACGTTCACGGCGTGAATCTGGCAGAGCATTGTGCTCATTGTCTCGTGGGAGAATATGACCCGCGTATCAAAGCCAACCTGACCGAAGTCTCGAACATCACGTTGC